CTCGGGTCACGGCATATAGAAAGCTAAAGATCTGTACCGGTCCATTCCGTTAAGGGATCGAAAGGTAGATCGGCTGGCCGCACATGAAGTGCGGCCCGGCCCCATTCCGGGGCCCTTCTAATGACAAAGCTCTCCCCCGTTTGATAACGGGGGAGCGCGTGCGGTTGGATCGGGGACATCATGTCGCCGTCCGCCTTTGCATATCCAATAAACAAACTCGTAAGGTATGCCAGTTTCTCTGAACATGCCCTCGAGCCTATCCGGCGGGTTAAGATACGCCCACCAACTACTGACGGAGACCAGATACAACTATCTAGTGCACAGCGCGTCTCCCCAAGCAGCCAAAGCTGCCTGGGGATCAGGCCTAAAACCATCCTATAAAGGGGTTTATAGAGCCTAGCCGAAATAGGGGCGCGCATAGCGGTAAGCTGGATAAGGTTTAACACCTTGTACAGCTCTGCTACTGTCGTCAGCGGCTTTTTGACATACATAGGCCGCACGTTTGTCCCACGGAAGTAATCGACACCACAACTCTCGCGGAAATGACCCTGCGAGAAGCTTTTTGACTCATTGATCTTAAAACCAAAGAGTTGAAGGCGCGCAACGACGTGTCCGTAGACACGGCGTGGCACGATGATGTCGTCTCCGTACACTCTCCACTTGCTTCCCTCCCAGCCTCGTTCCCGTAAAACGGAACGAACAACGGCTGAGAAGATAAGGGTTTGCAAGGAGAAAGTCAGAGCATTACCCATTGAGGCGAACTTCTCCAAAGTGATGAAGTCGCCCCCGTACTGCACTTTCTTAGCGCGGTACGTTGAAAGGGTTCGGACCCAGCTCGGGGGTAGAAGCATGGCAACTAAGCCATAGCTTATACGATCCGAAGCAGAAGAAAGGTCAATTGTACAAGGTGAGTTTGGAGAATCACCTAGTACGGAACCTAAATAAGCCAAACTTTGATTCGGAGCTTGCGCTCGCAGATCAAGGTTCCACTCATCTTTCAGACGTGTACGGATAAAACCGTCATACGCCTGCTGGAAAAGTGTAGCAAGGCTCGGTCCAATCTCTATCGTCCGTTTTTCGACGGTCGACTTAGGGACAAAATCCAGTCTCGCATAATCGAAGTATTCGACTGAAGGTTCGCAACCAGCCATACTCTGAAAGGAAGAATCCGTTGATGGATCATCCGTCAGCAAAACTTCAGCAAAAAGGCCGGTATTCTCAACCAACCACTGGACTTCACTGTCCATGCCCACAAGGGCAGAATGTTTCTGAAGTTTATGGATAGCACCGCCTTCGCGATGAAGGTGGGTTAGCGACGAACCAGGGCCGAACCGTAAGAATCGGGATACTTCGGGTAAGTCAGGAGGCACGTCTCCCAAAAGAGAACGTATCTCCTTCCTCACAAGAAGTATGGCACCTGAGAGTTCTGAGTGCGAATGAGTCAACGGATGCCGGAAAATATCCCAGCACCTTTCATTCATTTCCTTGCACTCAGCCTCTGCAATCCTCCACTTCTCCATAGCAACATCACGAGACGCAGCTTCAAACAAAGGTAGTTCAAGTTTCTTTAGGAAACAGACCACCTGCTGAGCTGCAAAATATGTTTCAATTTCCTCGTGATCGCGGGACCAAGTGGCTAATCGCTCGAACGGGCCCAAGAAGGTATTAAGGTCTGCTAAGCAAACTAGCTTTTGCAGTCCTTTACCAAAAAAGCTCTCGACCATGCAGTTAAGCAGTGTGCAATACAACTGCTCATTTTGCCGAACTTTTACGTCCGGGTTGTTCCATAGGGACGTGCCAAATGTCTTGGCACAATGCTTGCGACGTTTTTTCATCAAAGATTAACTCTTGAGAGGGAATGACGCCACGAAGCAAAATAAATGCCCCAATGGCAAAACCCGTTCCCAACAGGGAACCGGTAAAATACAAGGCAAAGATCCAGGCGTACGAGGACTTACAGTGAGAGAGTTGCGAAAAATGCATCAAGCTCACCGTCCACGACAAGAGCACCGTGTAACGCTCGTGTGAGCGCGACATCGGCGTCAGCTGAATCAGCACGACGCGACAAAGTCGTTTCCATAAGAATGGGAGCGGTTTTGCCATCGGCGTAGGAGAACATACGAGAAGTCTTGAGTGATACTCGAGCAACTCCAGGATATGCCTTCTGCCTCTTCGGGTAAACCCGACGAGTAGTTAGGACACGTGGCAAAGCCAACGTACTACCCGGTTCTAAATAGTGAACGGTATCCTTGTCCGTTCCATTTAGAGTGAACACGTAGTTCACACTATTGACCGTCACGGTCAACGTGTTTGCCATGGTAAATCTCCATGTATGGGTGATATGTGAACGGTCTTAACGACCAGATGCCTTCTTGAGTAAGAAAAACGCATCAATAGCTTTAGGTAGGTTGACATTAAACCGAAAACCCAACTGGGGCAAAAGATTAGTTCGAGGTACACGAGTAGTGACCTTGAGCGTCTCTGTCCAAGGAAGGAATTTTATCGGCATGTCATACCAATACCTGTAGGTATTATGAAGCGTGAAACTAGACTCAGAAGGTTCATGGAGCTTATGCGTGATAGCCACTTTTTGAATGTGGGTATCCCACGCGATACGCTCCTTAGTGATGGCGTAAGCCTGTAAAGCTTGCAAAACATCACCAATGTTTAGGAACCAATCCACGACATAGGAGAGTCTAGTTACTTCCCAGAGGATTGACGGGACGGATGATAAGTCCATTCCGTAGCGATACGTAAACGGCATTTCAATTTGATTATCTTTGAAATACAGATGCGTAGTCGACTTAAGATCATAGGTCGTGACTGTTCTCTCCATGCCACCAAAATAC